GGGGCCTCTCAGCTAACGCTGCGTGCTTATCGCATGTCCAGAAGAGGAGGTTGCTATGCCATCAGTAGGATTCCAATACGGTATCCCAACTTTGGATATGGGCTGTACTAAGCGGAAACCTAAGAAAACTCCCCGCACACGAAAGACGCGTTCGTCTAAGTGTGAGGTGGGGATAATCAAAGAGAAGAACGCCGAGGAAGATACTTCCATAGACGTTTCCTACCCGCTTACTTATCCTGAGATCTTCCAACGTCACCTCAATGAGCCGATGCTCGTTCCATCCAGGATGGATCGGATCGTCACAACGAGGGGATGTCAGCAGGTCTGGAACAACCCATGCAACCATACGGTGATCGTCAATAAAACGCGACCACCGAGTGCGCAGACTGACTTCTTCGGAACTGTCGTGACGACAGATCCGGGTGGTCAGAAACCGGACGCTTACGCGGCCTTTCTGCATATACCAATTCCGGATGCTGAAGCGCTACAACGCGCTGGAAGTTTTGCTTACAAAAGCCTGACTTCCTTGCTAACTCCTCGGGCAGAACTCCTTGCGAGCATCTTTGAGATGTTCACTGAGTTCGGTGGCCTAATGAAGAAAGCGATCAGCGTAATTGTCCGCTGGCGGAAGCAACAGGAAGTTTTCGTTGCCACTCTGAAGTCTCTTATGACGACAGGTGTCGACTCCACAACAGCCTACTGGCTGGCGTGGAACTTCGCTATTGCCCCGATGCTAGGGGACATTGAGGCGATGTTCTGCTCCGTTCACCACGCAGACCGTAAGGTCCAGTGGTTGATCGCGCATAATCATCGTGCCACTCGTACACATGCACGGCGCTTTGGAGCGTACAAGCATGATGAGCCGGTTTCCGTCGTAATTGGCGGCCCCGGCGAATTCTACGAGGGCTTCTGGAGTGGTGGGCCTCTCGGTTCCCAACCGATTGCGCATGATATCCCGGCTACTTATGTCGCCGAGATGGTGTCGTACAGTGCTGATTATTTCGCTTCGGCGACAATGATTTATCACTTGCCACTGCACCTCTTAACCACTACTAATGTGTGGTTGGGTGAGATGGGTATGTACAATCTCGCCTCTGCGTTGTGGGAAGCCACCCCGTTTTCGTGGGTTGTGGACTACTTCACGTCGTTGATCAAAGATCTCACAGCTGTGATGAATCAACCTTTCGACCCTTGGGACGGAAGTGTTGAACTCAATCAGGTCGGTTCTTCTTGGAAGATCCGTGCTGTGTTCGATGTCTATTGCGTGAATGCAGGGACCGGAGTACGTGAGTACCTTGGTCCGATCACGATAAAAAGGTATATAAGGGTTGTGGGTCTATCACTAGATCCACTGTCCTTCACAGACCTCTTCAAAGTCCCAGTGATGGGGCAGCAACTTGGTAACCTATCGTCCGTAGCTTGGCAGAAGCGTCCCCAGAAATGGAGACGCGGAAATGTCAAGGTCCGGATTCGAAGGTAGGAGCCATACAACAACGGCGCAATGCGCTAAGGAAAGAACCATGTCATACACAGATCCACTGATCGTCGAAGTCGGTGAAACGACTTACAACTATTCCCGAATCTTTTCGAATTCGAAGGACTCTAAGTACCTTGACGTTGACAGCGTCATCGGTACTCGTGAGCAAACCATCCAAATTCGGCATTCTTCGGGTCCTGTACGTAAGAACTCGGCCAAACGGACCGAGGTTCACAACGTACTCCTGCTCGACAAAGAGTGGGATGCCACGGCTTTGGAATTTGACGGCATTAAGTCGTCGTTTACCTTGTCCACGGTGTCCGGCTCTACGGTTTTGAACCGTGCTCAGATTAACGCATCAATCGATCGCGTTATTGCTGTGCTTTCCGATACGGAGTTCGTTGATCGACTTCTGAGGAATGAGACCTAAATGGCCCGGGACCTCTCGAACTACAAAGGGAAATATCCCTGTCCCTGCATTGATTGCGTTCCGCGTACATGTACGTGGAGCGTTACTCGTTGTAAGGGTCGCGGTAAGAAGAGGACCTGTTGGTCGTATTCAATTCGCAAACATGCGAAATGTCCAAAAAGGTGCAAGAGGGGTAACCCTCCTGTCTTTAATGGCATTATCGTACACAATGGGTAAAACCGGAGTGATCGATGATGCGCTCGTTCCTTTGTTCAAATCCCTGTTCTATGAATAGGGAGAAGAACCACGATCATGTGGGTCAATGACCTGCAACGGAGAACAAATATGCAAACCGTATCGCAGGACCAGAATCTGGTCATGTTATTTCACAAATTAGTGCTTGACGTCAGCATTAGATTGAGCAAACTTGGTCTACTCGATGAATGTAGCCTGAATCGCGCATACGTGCGTGAAGACAGTGCTTCATCATCGTTAGAGCATGATGCTTTAGACCTGGAAATCCTCAGAAGGGAGTTACCAAAGCTCGGAAGAGCTTTCGACGGGTACCTCGAAGGGGGCAAGGCTAAATACCTCGACCTCTCGACGCCCGGGTTCTGCTACCGAAA